GCGGCATCGAGTTACTTGACTTAATCGCAGCCAAAATGACCTGACGGCTATCCCAAGCAAAGTATCCGGTAAAAGCAATCGTAGACAGTAGGATGACGGAAACAAGTTTAAACGGGTTATCTACCCACTTGATCAGATCAAGAATTTTGTCTGTCATGTCGCGTGGCGCAGGTTTGGGTGCAACTTTAGGCTTTCGCACTACCGCCCGTTTAACCGCCGTCCTAGCAACTGGTTTCTTTGCTGTGACCATATTTATACGTTGTTCGAATAAAAACCAATACCGTTCTTTGGTAGTAAGTACTTCCAACCGTAACCAATGTTACCGCTGACCCAGTTTGGATTGTCCTGCTCAACATGAACAAAGTTTGCAAACCCGTCGTTTAAACGATTACCGGACATGTACACCCGATTACCACCAAGAACATTTACGATAGGCTGAGCATAACCGACGTTCGCTGTCTCAATGATGTTGTTTGACAGGTGGATCTTGTTTGTGCCGGGGGCTGCACCCAATAGCTGGAATGCACCAGACTGCGCTTGGAAGCGGCTGTTGGATACTTGAATTGTGTTGTTGCTGGCGTTACCACCCACCGATATCTGTGCGCCAGTCGCGTAGTTAAAGTAGCAGTTATCAATCTGCAACGCACCGTTCGACATATTCTCAAGCAACATAAACGGCTGGGTCTGACCGCTTGTGAAGTAGCAGTTGGTGAACTGCAGGATGCCACCCGTCTGGTGTACGCCACGAAGCGCTGGTGTGTTAGCCAAGGTGATGTAGGAGTTAACCATCTGCAACGAACCAGCCGACATGGTGATGCCGTTAAAGGTATCAAAGCCCGAGTCCGACATATACACCCAAGGGTCACCCGATGCGCTGCGGTACATATTGATGCCAAGGCTTGAGATGTTCAAGAACTCAGACAGCATCAAACCATCCACACGACCAACATTCAATGCTCTGGCAGAACCAAAGAAGATGTTGCACTGGTTTGGCGACATTGCAAAGCACCACAAATGAAATTGGTTTATGCGTACTGTGTCGAGCGAGCCATCAATCTGGATACCAGTTGAAAAGGCAGACATCTCCAGCAGGTTAATAAACGCCCCACCGCAGTTGCCCGTCATATCAATACCGTTCATGGCATTGGTAATCTTCAGGCTTGTGATGGTAAACCGTGCTGTGTTTACAGCATAGATAGCAACGGGATAGGGGGTAAGCTGATTGCGGTCGGATGTGTCTGGTTGCTCAAAGTAGATACCAAAGTCTTCAAGCTGTGGACCTTCTTCACCTGATGCAAATATCAGCACGCCTTGAGCAGATAAATCGAATGTTGCGTTTACGATTAAGCGTGATTGATTGCGCCCATCGCCAGACACCATTTGCCCGGGTTGTTTAAACGTCAAAGGGCTATTGATTAAGTAGTAACCAGTCGGGATGTAAACATGTTGCCCAGTACTAAGCGCTGCCTGAATAGCAGCCGAATCATCGACTAAGCCATCGCCGACAGCGCCATAGTCCTTGACATTTATCATGCGTTGTATGTAGAACTCGAAGTAAAGGTATGGATAGTGTAACCACCTGACGATGTAACCGTACCGCCTGTGCCACGCTGCGATCCAAGATAGCTAATAATTACAATGCCTGAACCTCCAGTACCGCCCACAATACCAGCGCCAGTAAATCCACCGCCACCGCCGCCGCCCGTATTAGCCGATCCGCTAATTCCATTTCCACTAGAAGAACCATTACCACCGCCGCCAACTCCGCCTGTTCCAGCCGCTGCGCCGTTTGCGCCACCACCGCCGCCACCAGCATAATTAACGCTAGAACCAGAAATTGAATTTGCAGCACCTGCTCCTCCGTTGCCGCTAACTGCCCCACTAGCACCAGCAGCTCCAGCACCGCCACCGCCGCCAGACCTATCTGGAGATGCTGCGGGTGCAGTTCCTCCGCCACCTGCGTTGCCTTGTCCAGCGGTTGCTGTACCTCCAGAAGAAGTACCCCATCTACCTCCGCCACCACCTGAACCGCCAGCTCGACCATTGTACCCATCAGTACCGCCACCACCACCACCACCAATTGCAGTTGCAAGCCCCGTAATAGATGAGTTTGCTCCGTCTGTTCCGGGGCTATTAGCTACATCTGTGCCGCCAGCACCCCCTGCTCCTACTGTGACTGTATAAGCTGTACCAGAAGATAACGATATAGATGAAGTTAATAACCCACCTGCACCACCACCTCCACCATACTTTCCGCCACCACCGCCACCACCTGCCACAACAAGGTAATTAACCGTGTAACCAGCGGGTTGACTAAATTGCAGCCAAGATGAAGTCGTAGCGTCATACCACTCAGGATTACCGGTTGTGGAGTTTTGACGAATCATGCCACTTGCAGGAGTAGCAGGACGCTGCGCCGTAGTCCCCACGGGGAGCTTTAAATAGTCTGTACCCTGTACATCAAGAGCCATGATCTTTCCTTAATTAAACTGTTGGTGCAGCAACTTCTTTCCACGATGTTGTGGTTTCGTCCCATCCGTAAACTTTGCCGTCTGTAGGCATCGCTACAGGCGCATTCCACAAGCAAGTAGCGTCATCAAGCACCCACGATGCGTATGGCTGTGGAGGAATGAACGCGTCTTTTGCAGCGTCGTAGCTGTAGCCTACACCTGCATAGTTTTTGCGCAAGGGCGTGCCACCGTTTTTGTGTACGCCACCGTGTGTGTTGTACGAAGTTTGAATCCAAGCGCCGGGGCTTGAATCAACGAATGTTGTGAAGAACTCAGGTTCAGCGACGATAACCTGTGTCACTTTGCTATCAACTACTTTTGCATAATGCGCCATTTGAAACTCCTTAAAAATTAAGCCGTGTATGAACCTGAAGCGTTAAACTGTAAAATAGTATTTGAGCCGCTAGTTGTTACTGTTGGCGAACCCGTGGTTGTGCCGGAATAATTTGATGTGGCAACGGAAATAATAAATACACCTGACCCACCGTTTCCACCAGCCGTTCCTCCCGGGCCACCGCCACCACCGCCACCGCCTAAATTCGCCGTTCCTGCTGTGCCAGCTCCTGAAGTAGCCCCTGCACCGCCGCCGCCTGATCCACCAAGACCTCTTGTGCTAAGACCTCCGCCACCGCCACCGCCTGCATAAGTCACAGCAGAGCCAGTTACTGAAGACGATGAACCCGCGCCGCCTGCGCCACCATTACTATTACTAGCCGAATCCGCACCTACAGCCCCAGCACCGCCACCACCGCCGCCAGCGTCAACTCGACCAATCCCACCATTATTCCCTTGCGAAAGCCCCGCTAGGGCTACACCAGCAGCAGAAGTGCTTCCTGTTGCGTTTCCACCGCCACCTGCTGAAGCACCAACATATCCAGAGCCGTTAGGGTATGAACCCCCATATCCACCGCCAACCGCTGATGCGCTTAATCCTCGTGTAGCGTTTCCTGCGCCAGCGCTTGCGGCGCCGCCAGCACCGATTGTAATTGCGTATGTTGTGCCTTTTACAAGCGCAATTGTTCCTGAAACAAAGCCGCCAGAACCGCCTCCGCCACCGTTGTTACTGCCGCCGCTCCCACCACCACCAATTGCTAAAAAGCTTACAGAATAAAACCCACCTACCGCCGCCCATGCAGTGCCGTTATAGACTTCCGTCTGTGCGGTTGTGGTGTTATAGCGTAGTTGACCTGTAGCAGGCGTTCCGGGGCGTTGTGCGGTCGTCCCCACGGGCAATGTCAAAGCTCCTGTTCCCGTAGAAACAAGCGTGTCAGCAGTTACGCCAGTCGATCCTGATATTGTAGAAGGCATTATGCGCTCACCCAAGAAGTACCGTTATAGATTTCGGTTGATGCTGTCGTTGTGTTGTAACGAATCATGCCAACAACCGCTGTAGGTCTTTGTGCTGTAGTACCAACTGGCAACGTCAACGCACCCGTACCCGTCGATACAAGCGTATCCGCTGTAGCTCCAGTTGTGCCATTGATGTACGTTGTCATGTTCTTTCCTTATGCTGTGTAACTGCCAGATGCGTTGAATCTCAAAATAGTGTTTGAGCCACTAGTGGTGACTGTGGGCGAGCCTGTGGTTGTGCCTGTGTAGTTTGCCGTAGGTATAGAAAGAATTACAACACCTGAACCGCCTGCACCACCCGTAGTTCCGCTCGGGTTGTAAGGGCCACCGCCGCCACCGCCACCAGTATTCGCTGTACCCGCCGTTCCGTTGGTTGCGCTAGCTTGAGAGCCGGTTCCGCCCCCTCCTTGCCCACCAGACCCAGTCCCTGCATACCCGCCACCGCCGCCACCACCACCGTAATATGCTGATGTTCCTGTGATAGAGGAATTATATCCATCGCCACCATTGCCAGAAATACCTGCAGTAGTTCCTGCGTAAGCACTTGGTGCGCCTGCTCCACCGCCTCCACCGCCACCTGATGTTGTTGAATACCCACCCGCTTGACCTTGTGGTGGGTTTGTTGATGGGAACGCACCTGTATTGGTTCCAGCAGCTGCACCGCCGCCTGATCCACCCGCACTAGCTGAAACTCCGTTACCACCGCCTCTTCCGCCACCGTTCGCAGTAAATGTTGAAAATACTGTATTTGTCCCGGTTGTTGCAACAGCTCCGCCCGCGCCGATTGTTACTGAGTAAGCAGTTCCAGCAACTACAGGAAGAACCCCGCTTAATACACCTCCACCACCTCCACCGCCGCTACCCCCACCAGCACCAGCCGCTGGAGTACCCGCACCGCCTCCGCCAGCAGTTACAAGATAGTTAATGCTATACCCACCAGTATTAACCCAAGTAGTGCCGTTGTAGACTTCCGTGGATGCGGTAGTGGTGTTGTATCGTAATTGACCTGTGGCTGGTGTGCCGGGTCGTTGTGCTGTTGTTCCTACTGGAAGTTGTGCTGCACCCGTAGTCGAGTCAGCGGTAATAGTGACACCACTTGCCGCAGGAACAGTCATTATGAAGTTTGACGCAGTGTTGGCAGCGTCTAGTGTGACTGATCCGCCTAAAGCCGCTGCAAGTTTAATTGAACCAGCCATGTTTATTCCTTATCCCGTGTACGAACCAGACGCCGTAAATTTCATAATAGTGTTTGCGCCGCTTGTGGTGACTGTTGGCGAGCCTGTCGTAATTCCTGAGTAGTTTGCAGTAGGTACGGAAAGAATTACAACACCTGAGCCTCCAGACTGACCCGCAGTTCCATTTCCACGACCACCGCCGCCGCCGTTGCCTGTATTCGCTCCACCCGCCGCACCGCCTACGCTTCCACCCGCTGTGTATGTGACAGATGACCCTGTAATGGAATTAGCTGTTCCAGCACCACCACCGCCAGAGCTAACTTCGTTGGATCCCACACCGCCTGATCCGCCACCGCCGCCGCCTAAGTTAAATGCGCTGTTGCCGCCATTGCTACCTTGACCAGCCGTACCACTACCGCCGCTTCCAACGCCAAATGCCTGACCTCCAGCCGCACCACCACCTGAACCGCCAGCGCCGCCTGAACGCACAACAGTACCATCAGAACCTGCTCCAAAACCACCGCCACTTGATGTAACCGTGGTCAATCCAGTGCCAGATAAGACAGAGTTTGATCCAACACCGCCGTTTACTCCTGTACCACCGCCTGCTCCACCACCACCTACCGTGACTGTGTATACAGTAAGAGGGTTAATTGTTGCTGTACTTGACTGTAAACCACCTGCTCCGCCGCCACCCGCAGTCCAAAAACCTCCGCCGTAGGTAGAGTCACCACCACCACCTGCACCACCTGCGGCTACTAAATACGTAGCTGTATAAGAATCAGGCGGAATCCATCCAGTAGCACCGTAGACCTCAACCAAACCTTTTGTGGTGTTATATCGCATCATGCCCGTCGCAGGAGACGCAGGTCGTTGTGCTGTTGTGCCGACAGGCAAGTACATCCCACCCGTGGTTGAGTCCGTATACATTAAGCGACCCGTCGTCGCAGGGACAACCACCGTGAAATTCGATGCAGTATTAGTTGGATCAAGCTCAACCGTACCACCCGCGAAAGACTTGAGTCGTAAGCTCATATTAAATAATCGCCCAAACTGAACCAGAAGGAACTGTTACGGTAATACCCGCGTCAATGGTAACGGGCCCGGTAGTCATAGCGTTAAAGCTCGTAGGAATTGTATAGTCCGTAGTAACCGTTTGTCCATTCTGTACAAAGATTTGGTCGTTACCACCACCTGTTGCACCGCCACCTACTTGTGACCAGACAGTACCGGTGTACCCTTCAAAGCGAGTAAGCGATGAGTTAAACCGTAGAAAACCTGCAGAAGGTGTTGCATCACGCTCAGCGGTCGTTCCAACGGGGGTGACCAGCGAACCAGTTGCTGCGGTGATAATCGACAAACCGACCTTATCAATACCTGCAACAACGTTTGTACCATCGCAGTACAAGACAGTTTCACCACCGTTTGGAACCGCTACGCCAGTACCAGATGCTGTCTTAAGCGTTACGGCATAGCCACCGGTAACAGTGTTCTTGATGATGTATATTTTGGGGTTCGTAGGGCAGATAACCGTAGCAGCTGCGCCCGGTGCGCCAGAACATTCAAGGATTGCACAACGCGATTCAGAGGTTGTACCGTCTGCGACAGTGAGCGTATGGCTCGCACCAGACCAAGTATTAATTGTAGCTAGACCAGTAATGGCCTGCTCCACCATCTGCGTAATGTTGTTGTTAACTACGTCACCCCACGTACCTGAGAGTTCCCCAGTTACCGGCAGTGCAAGCTTAAGTACGGTGGTGTAATTGGTTGCCATTCAAGGCTCCTTAAGTAACAATATCTGTCCAGTCAGTTGATTCAGAGGTATTCACAGCATCCCAACTAGCGCCTTGTGTATCAGATATAGTATTCCAGCCATTCGATGCACTTGCGTTTACAGCACCCCAGCTTGAACTCTGCATATCATCAATCACAATCCAGTCTGGGTTCTGATCATCAGGTATTGGATTCCATAATAAGCTGCCTTCAATAATATCAGCAGCCGTTACGCCTTCAACAATACTGGCAAAGAAAATAGCAAGCGCAACAAACGATTCTGCTGCCTGAACAAACTCATCTACCTGCGCATTAAAATTACCTTTTACGGCTGTATTATCGGATATATTAACCGATTCGTCTATGATTCCGCCAAAAAAAGTTCCCGTGGTAAGTACGTCCTGAGCCGTAGCTGATTCGTTTACCCGAGGCTTGAACGTACTGCCCGCCACAACACTTACATCAGTAGCGTTTGCCGTCTCTGAAATAGCCGTAACAAACGTCATCGTAGTCGTCGGTGCAAGATCACTTGCCCGTGCCGTATCGGAGAATGCTACCCCAACAGTGTTTGCTACAGATGTAGCATCCGACGCCCTAGCCGAGTCAGATAAGGAGCTGTTAAACGTGCTTGCAGCAACCGAAGCAGCATCCGACACTCTGGCTGTTTCTGATACGGACGAGCCAAAACCTTGTGCAGCGGTGATTGCATCAGTAGCCTGCGCTGAATCAGAGACGGCTGAATTAACGATAAAGCTGCTACGAGTAGTGTCTAGAGCGGTGGCAGACTCAGAAATACTTGGGTTAAAAGTACTACCTGCAACGGCGTCGGTATCTAAGGCTCTTGCGCTTTCGGATATATTTGCGCTGGCGGTAAATACCGTTGCGGTTTGATCTGTTGCGCTTGCTGTCTCACTGACGGAAACACCAAAATCAACCGTTGCCGCAGGGCTAGTATTACCAATACTTAAGCCCCAAGAGCCGTTACTCCACGTCCCAAAACCCCACGCAGTTTCGTTCTTAGTGTCGCTAACCCCTGTTGTTTCAGAAACAGCCGAACCAAATATGCTGCCCGGAACGGACGTGGTATCCCTTGCAGTTGCGGTTTCAGCTACGGAAGAACTAAAACCTTGTCTAGCAGAAGTGCTGTCGGAAGTGCGTGCCGTATCAGAAACAGCTGCAACAAACGTCTGCGCAGAAACGGTGGCATCAGAAGCTATGGCGGTTTCAGATAAGGCTGGGTTAAATGTGCTTGCCGCAACTGCTGTTGAATCAGTAGCCCGAGCCGTTTCACTTACAGACGTAGCAAAGCCTTGTCTAGCAGAAGTTGTATCGGTTGCGGTTGCGCTATCTGAGAACGCAGACGTTACGTTTATATTGCCAGCTGTAGCATCAGAAGGGCGTGCGGTTTCAGACACTGCTGGTTTAAACGTGCTTCCAGCAACAGCGTCTACGTCAAAAGCGGTCGCGGTTTCAGAAACGTTGGATACAGCAATAATGCCAGCAGCAACAGCGTCTGATGGTTGAGCAGTTTCGTTAACCGATACGCCACGTATAAGGATGGCAAAAGGGCTTGTATTGCCAACGCTCTGACCCCAAGCGTTATTACCCCAAGCACCGTAACCCCATGCTGAACCGTTCTGTGAATCAGTAATACGCCCAGTTTCAGAAACGGATGATCCAAATACACTGGCAGGTACAGACGTAGTGTCAGAACCCCGAGCAGTCTCTGAAAGGGAAGACCTAAATACTTGCGCTGAACTTACTGTATCGGCGGGACGTGCTGTTTCGGAAACCGACGCGCCAAGCGTATTTGCTACAACCACGGCATCTGAAGCCCTGCCTGTTTCGGAAACACTGGATCTAAATGTGCTGGCAGCTACGGATGTTGCGTCGGTTCCACGCGCTGTCTCGCTCAGTGAGGAAACAAATACTTGCGCTGCGGCTGTTGCATCAGAAGGACGTGCTGTTTCCGACAAACTCGATGTAAACACTTGCCTGCCGGAAACTACATCAGAAGGACGAGCAGTTTCAGATACCGCTGGTTTAAACGTGCTTGCTGATACAGCTGTTGTATCCCTAGCCGTAGCAGACTCAGATACCGAACGGGGTATTGAAGTACCTGCAGTTACTGTGTCTGACGCTTGGGCAGTTTCAGATACCGATGATCTAAATGTGCTTGCGACTACCGCCGTGGTATCACGCGCTGTTGTTGTTTCAGATACCGAACGTGGAATTGAATTAACAGCAGACGTAGCATCCAGCGCCGTAGCAGATTCTGAAACAGATGCGCTATATACAACACCACTTGCAGGTATTGTGGAAAATGGGGCGGTTGAAAACGGTGCAAAACCGAACATTTAGACCCCCGATGTAAGGGTCTTCATACAATTGCCCACACAGAACCAGATGGTACGGTAACGGTAACGCCAGCAGCAATAGTTACAGGCCCTGCGGATAATGCGTTATATCCTGTTGGTAAGGTGTAACTTGTGTTGATCGTAGCGTTGTTCAGCACCATACCATTACTTGCTGCAAAAGTCGGGCTGTATGTCGAGCCTGTGCCTTTTGGCGTTACAACCACATCAACGTTTGTCCCAGAGCCTTGTGCGCTAAGTGTGGGCGTTGTGCTTGCGCTGCCCGTTACTTGTAGATAGTTAACAGCGGAGGCTGTGTTTGATACACGGAATTGTTCTCCGCCGGTTGTCTTTACTTGAAACGGCGAACCTGCGGCAACCTGAACGGCTAATCCTTGCGTTTGACCTACTGGGTTAAATTCTATGTACGACATTTCGGTGACGTCAACAAACTGACCAAACCTGTAACCTGATCCAGTCCAATCACCACCTGTTGTGTGTCTATTAAGCCACGCCCGTAAAATAACTGTATTACCAGCACTGCCTTGCAAATTAAAAATTGTTTGTTGATTAGTAGCGGTGCCACCAACCGCTGTTGGAGTAAAGACAGTTGTAGCCCCCGTGCCTTTAGTGTTGATGCTTAAGTTAATATTGGTATCTGAACCTGCTGCTGTTATAGATGGTGCTGCAGTTGTGACTGCGCCTTGTACATTTAGGTAATTCACCGAACTAGCAACAGGCGTGGCTCGCAGAGATTCTGCGCCGGGGGCTGCACCAAGTGACCATACACCAGCGCTGGAAACACGACCTCGATCCGCGCTGTTTGTACCAAAAACAATTGCAGTGCCACCGTTTGTATAAATTAATGCGTTGGTGGCTATGTTTTGAAAAGCAAGAAAACCCAAGTTTGCGTTTGCAAACCCAAGCGTTGTCCCGGTTGCAGCAGAGCTATATTGTTGTAAGTACGCCCCTCTAAAGGACGGCCCTGAATAATAATCGGACGCCACCGCACCAACAAGTGCGCTTGATGTTGTAGCACTTCCTCTTGTAACAATAGCTGCCGAAGTGCCTACCGCCTCCAAGTTTGACGCGCTTACCGTAGTTGTTCCTACCCCAACACGCCCAGCAGCGTCAACAACAAACGGTGTAGCATCAGGGTTTGCGCTGTCTTCAACTAAGATGGAGTTACCCGCACCGATTTGCGTGATGCGTAGTGCAGCGTTAGCCGAGTTGTCAGAGATAACAGCGTTGCCGTTGAACACGGGGTTAGCTGGGATGTACGCGCCATTGGCATCTTGATATATTGCCTTGCCAGCAGGGTAGGTGACAAAAACATCTTTGGTGCCAGCCGACAACGTAACAACCGCGCCCGCGTTGGACGAGGCAAGAATAGTCGTACGAGCAAGTGTTGTACCGGCTGATGTGTATGTGCCAATGCCAACTTCCCATTCGGCTGGGACAGCTTGGTTTGTGATTGTGTAGTAGCAGGTGTTACCGTTACCAATAACTGCAAACGACTGAAAGCCGACAGCCGCACCAGCTAGGGTGAGCGTACCAGTACCGGTTGTCGTGCTGGTTTCCTTGACACGATCCGCTAATACAAGAGCCATACAGACCTCATCTCATCAAGAAAACCAACAACGAATTAACCTGCGACTAACTGATCCTCTGTGAACCAGCGTTGTTGGTCAACGCCATTAACATCAGCCCATTCGATCAGATACGACACAATACCATCTTCGTCCATGCGCATTGCCATTACTGGCCCCGCAGGAATAACAGCGATAAGCTTAACTTCGTCGCCTTTTTTAAATGCAGCCATGTTCTGCTCCTAATTAAACTGCGTCAAGGTTAAATGTGTACGTCACGTTTAACGTATCACCAGAAGCAACCGAACGGTCACCGGGGGCTGCAAAGTCAGAAGCCGAAAACAGAATGCCTGTTGTACCTGACTTAGTGCTGTTGCTGATTAAGAACGCGCCACCAACAGTAGCTGTAGCGTTGATCGTGTACGAGGCTGGCGATGCGGAGTTGCTGATAACCGATGGGTCAGCAGTCGTTGCTGTACCAAATGTAGCGGCGGGGCGAGTCGCGTTGCTGTAAGGAACAACTTCTGTCCAACCAGCGTGTGAAGCAGCGGTATCGCCAGCGGCTGGAGTGTTCGATGCAGCGGCACCATACAGTCCAATAAACCAAGCGGCAGTATAAGCTGCGCCTTTGAAATACTGGGTGTTCATGTCCTGCAAACCAACGTTTACAACGAGGTTAGGCAGTGAGCTTTCCCACTTCAAGTTGCCATCGGCATCGAAGCACTGCAGAGTAAATACGCCACCAGCGCCCACGCGAGCAGTAGCGGTATTAAGGCGAGATAAAGTGCTGGCAACAATGTCTGTAGACGCAGCGGTATTAATAGTCATGATTGACTCCTTTTTAAATACGAATTAACGCATCAGCCGATGTATTTGTTGGCATCTGCACTATAAAGTTTGGAACACCCGTCTTGTCTGAGCCAAAATCAAGTACTGCAACAGACTTGTTACCTTTGGTGCTATTGTAAATCAATGCACCCCTAGCTGTGAACCCCGCAGGGATCCACGAACTATTGTTGAAATTAATGTACGCAACACCGTTTGCGCCAGCCAAAGTTACACCTGTCAGGATGTTACCGCCAGCGGCGTAGTTTGCGTCAACAACTTCATTCGAAGACGTATACACAGTTGTATCTGCACCAATATCTGCGATTGCTGTGTACAGCGCTATTTTGAACGTGTCTGTTAGAAAGTCATGCACTCCCTGACACAGCTCAACTTTGAAGCTTTGCGTTTGGCCTTGAGTAATCATCGCACGGGAATCCTTACCTGACCATCACGGTATGCGTCCATACGCTGCTTACCATCGCCCAGATTCTTCAGAAGCATCATAGACTCAGCAAACATCTTGTCGTAGAAAGCAACCATGTCCTGCTCGCCCTTCAGGAAGCGAATAGCCTCAACCAAAGAGCCGTTTAACAAAGCGGAATCAAAGTTATCGCCAAGCCACGATGTACCTGCGTCCACGATAGACGTTGGGTAAAAGAAATAATGAAGCTCAACGGTGTAAGCAGCGGCGGGTGTGGGGCCAAAAATAAACGACAGCTCGTTAGTCAAAACCGGTGGGTTATCGTTGGTCGTAGTTGGCCCAAAGATAGCGTAATACTTTGGGATACCCTGATCGTTTGGGTTTGGATACGCTTGGCGGATGAAGTTGACATCCTTGTTTATCAAATACTCATACTCGCTCGTAGCTGGGTTAATAACAGCCAACGAATAAGCCGATAAGAAATCCCCCGGTGACGACAAATACTTATTGCCTGCCGTGGTTGTTCCGGTGGAGTTCTTACGCAAGTTTGCAATTTGCACAGAGTTGTAAATCTTCTGTTCTGCTTGCTTAACAAACAGGGACAGTTCTGAATCCGTGAAAGGGTTCTCACAGATTGAGCGGATGTTATCTTTAAGCTCTGTGTAATTCATGGTTTACGCCATTGGGCCACGGCACATTGTGCCTTTTGTCGCAGCACCTGCACCGCGCATCTTAATACCAGTCGTCTTAACATCATCACGCGCAGGGTCACCAGCGCTGACACGACCAACGCCTTCACGAGGATTCATCTCGCGAGCCGACAGAGTGTTAGGGTCTTTGGCGTAAGAAATTGTTGCCGCGTGAGCCTCTTTACCAAACTTCTTGCCGTCCATTGTGTGGGGCTCAGCGTAAACGCTAGCATCGCCGACTTCTTTACCCATCATTTTTTGACTGTACTTAGCCATGATTAACCCCGTTTCTGTGCTGCGATTTTAGCCAAGTTACGGCCCATTTTCTTCATGTCAGCGTTTGTTTTTCCGCCGCCAGAAGTTGGTGTGCCTTTACCGCCTTGGATGCCGACGTTAGGGCCGCTGTTGCCAAGGTTCTTGCCTTCTGTCTTACCTTTCTTTGCTACGCCATCAGCGCCACGTTTGTATGCCATGATAGGCTCCTTAATTGGTTGTAATCGTTACTGTACCAACCTGACTGATAGCAATCAAGTTGTTTGGGGTTAAAACTGTATCAAAAGATGAAGCCCCACCAACAGGATTCCACCCCCACTGAAACACTCTGCTACCACCCGTTACGTAACCGTCTGCTCCAACACCTGCTGAGTAATACGTTGTGTCAGGTCTTGGGTTCCGCACTGCCTGTGGGTCTTCAACCGGATACATACCTAACTGCAACTGCGGATGATCTGGATCCCAACACGACGAACAGACACGCACGTTATACGGTTTGGTTTTGACTACCTCCGTTTTAAGCTCTTTGAGCTTATACCGAAAACCGCACCGGTCACACTGTGCAATTGCATTTTTACCGGACGAGAAACGATTAGACACACGTTCTCTCCTTACGTAATAAACATGCGACGTGGCACAAATCGAACAGCTGCTTTATCTCGATCTTCTGTAGCAGCAAGTTCCCACGCCTCATCGTACTGTTGCTTAAGTGTTTGTAGCCGCGCTTCCGCGCCGGGGATTTTTAAAGCAAGATAGTACGACAGTCCTGCTGTTAAACAAGGCAACATTCGAAATGGGATGTCGAACGTGCTCGAACCGTTACCGGCATCATGGATGCGGCGTAAGCGCCAATACACAAACGTATAAGTCTGTGAGCCATCTGGCGTAGGCCAGACCACAATCTTAGGCGCGTCAACGCCCGTGGTAACGTTTGTGCCGTTAGGACCCGGGGCTTGATATGTAGCGCCAGACTGACGGTTGATCCACACTTGGATCGGACGCGCTTGCTGTAACTTGTTAGGGATTGTTGCGTAAGTAGATACAGAGATACGTGTTATGGTGAGATCAGCTTGGTTGTTTTGCTGCCCAGCCTGCGTACGGATCACGTGCTCAATAAGATCAACGGTGTCAACCGGCAAGTCGTAGGTGTTAACGCCCTGCTGCAAGACAATCTGTCCCTGCTCGACAGTCCACAAGTTAATGCCACGGTTTGCCCAATCAGCAAACAATAAGTTCATGGAACGACGCGCTGTGCGCAAGTCGTACCCACTACGAAGCTCAGACCCGCAACGCTCAAACGCCTCTTCGATGATCTCGGAAAGGTCAAGGTTAAACGAAGCGGTGTTAACAACAGTCATTATTTTCTCGCCGTTTTAGCGGATTGCTTGAAAGCGTCTGCAGTAGGAGCCCCGGGGTCTCCGGGCTTACGCATTTTTTCACCACGTGCCCGTTTAGCGTGAATGTTGGCATACAGCCCGACCTTTCCGCCTTCGGCGTACTCAGTGAAGTCGGTGTCGTCACGGCGAGCTTTACGTTTACCGTTGGGCATCTTTGATGGGTTGATTGCACCCATACCACGGGAAGCCATCATAGCATTCGACCTTTTGTTCTACCACGTTGTGCGCAACCGTCAGCACGCTTGGAAGCCGACGATACGGAGCCGCCCTTAGCCATCTTCTTAACCATGCCGCCTTTCTTAGCACCGGGTTCGTATCTAGGAGGAATCATGCCAACCCGATTGCCGCCACCCAGTCGCTCCAACATACTTCCAATTTTCTCATTAGATGTACGGGAACGGGGTTCAGAAGCTTCAGCTAAGTCTTCGCCTTTAATGGTACGAGGCTCTTTAACCGGCATTGCTTTTGCTTCGGGGTTCTTGCTGTAGTCTCGGTACTGGTCAACAATGCTTGTGTTATCCGCTTTCTCAGCTTTCATCTTAGCGCGCATAGCCGCGTCGCTGCCGCTCTTAAGTACGCGTCCGCGCATGCCAAGATCAACGTCGGCTTGAGTCAGACCGGCATCAATATCATCTTGAGTTATTGTCCTTGCCATGGCTATTCCTTAGCAGCTCATGCCGCCGGATTTCATCGAAATCATCGTGCCTTTGGTTTTGCCTTTTACAGCACATCCATCAGCACGGCTAGAAGCAGAACCACCGCTCTTAAGCTTAGTCATGTTGGACTTTTTGCCACCATGCAACTGTGCTTCGTGCATACCGACAGCTTTCTTAGCCATTGCTTTGTCTTGCATCATATCGTTTTTCATAACACCACCTTTGTTAAAAAGATTCATGGACCCGTGGTCCGTTTTAGGTTTGTTGATACTCTGCAACTCTGGACGCGATCCAGTACTAAACTTTTGCCCTTTACTAGCTTCAGAATATTCTTTTGCTACATCTGTTGGAATACCGGCTTTCTTCGCAAACTTTGGGTTATGCGCGGCGGCGTCCATGAACTTCTTTTGTTTTGCGCTAACGGCTGGCATTAACAGCTCCTTCTAGAACGCGATCCAGTTTGTTTTCAAGCTTGTCAAACCGGTCAATAATCTTTTCCATGTCAGCACGGACTTCAGCGCGGGTGATGTGGTCACGCGCCATCTCTTCGCGGGTCTTGTTTAACAAGATGCCAAGGCGATTAAGTTCGGAAATTTTCTCTTTCAAGAAGAACCCCATAACTGTCAACACGATTGACAAGACAACATTCCACAGCATCAGGTCCATTTAACACTTCCATCGCTTCAAGCTTGCGGCTTTCCGTGTTGGACGACCTTTCTCATCCTTCATCGGACCCGGCATACCAGACATACGTGCGCAGAAAGACTTTTTGCGTGGACCACCTTCGGGCTGTGGAGCCTTTAGGTTTGATCCAGTCGCAGCGTTGTACTTTGCACGTCCTTTGGCAGTAAGACCCGCTCCCTTAGATACGGGGAGCTTCTCGCCACGCCCGACAGCTAAGGAAGGGTTCTTCTTAGCCATAGAACACCGTCGCATGAAAACTAGCGGGTAAAAATATACGTATTCCGTTCTGGGCAAGGATGCCTTCCCCGGGAACAACTATGTTGTAAGGCTGTGGGTCAGAAGAGTCCGCCTGTAGCAACACATCATTCCAAACCACAACAGCACCGCTAGCTGCCCCACTATTAGCAACAGTCACAGTAAATGTATTAGCATTTGCAACGGTCTGTACTTGGTAAGGATTGTCTGTTAAATCCCAATCAAGATAAACCCAATCACCTGCGGACAACCCATGATCTGCAGCAGTAATAGTTGCTGTTGTTGTGGATCGAGTGTATGTGCCTACAATGCTTACATCATCTACAAAAGCCGCATACCCAGTTGCGCCTGTAAAAGGAAACATTACCGCTCCCTTAAGGCGAGTGCGACCAGAAACAACTAGTCCTGATCCTGAAGCGTGTTTTGACTTTACGTCGTATTGCATACTCATAATTAGCTCCTATAAACACAAAAGCCCACCGAAGTGGGCAGGCTAATTAGGAGGGTGTAACAGCAGTAGTGCCGTCAGCGTTCACCCAAGTGCTAGTTGCAAGAGCGCCAGTAGCAATCTTCAGTGTGCTAAGCGTCGTGTCAAACACGATTGTGCCAGCAGCCTTACCAACTGTATTGACTGCGTTTGATGCAGCAGCAATTTGCACGCTAGTAGCTGTACGAATTTGAATGTAGCCAGCGGTCGAATCGACGTTGCCGGTAACTGTGCCTGTAACAGCGCCGATGAATCCATTGGTCGAGGTAACTGGACCGGAGAAGGTAGTTGATGCCATGATAGGCTCCTGTATATGCAGTACTTCGTTTCACTGTCTCTGCATCGTCCGCTGGGGCGGTCAGTGAAACTGGGGGTTCCCAGATTTAAAACAATAAT